TCAATAATTGGAAAGCTCGCAAGAGAAGGTGTATACCAACGCCAGTCATACAAAACAAAGACTGGTGAAGACCCCGTAACGAAAGAAGAGCTAGTAATTCAAATAGCTGAAAAACTAGAAATAGAAAGTAGGTTTGTAGCGGGGTTGGAAAAGTCTCCTAAAGCTGCATTAAAATACCTTCTAGATTCCATAAACTAACACATTAAAGCCTCGAATTTACGAAAATTAACGTAAAGAAACGGGGCTTTTTTGTACCTGTTGGTTTTTGGCGGTTGGGCGTAATTGTGAAAATTTTTTTGGGAGTTGTACTCACTTGTTTGAAGTGTTTGCGGGGTCGTTTGACCGTATTTGATTATCCGACCATTATTGATTAGTCGGACTTTATTAGGAATAATGCGGGATTATTCGCGAGTTAGTGTGAGCTTGATATCACTCTCGATAATATAGTGGGTAACGCACTCTCTCTCGCTAACGCTTCGAGAGTGCTTAACGCACAAATATCTTCGAACTACCATCGCTCACATTCAGGTTAAATATTGACTTCATTGTATATCAATTTAGTATAAATTATACCACACTTTTTGGCAGAAGAAAAGAACTATTTTTCTCACCTATTCGAAAGGATGGTTACAGCGGGGTCACCAATTATGAACTATGTTAGCCATGATAAAAAAGCAGGTAAGGAAATTAACAAGAACAATGATAGTACGCACAATAGCAATGGAGTCAGCTTCTTTGTCAGTCGTTCCATTTTTCTCACCAATAGCCTTTGCCCAGATTCTCCAAAATTTTTTACTCTTCAAAGCTTTTGTCTAACTCTTTTTCAATGTCTTGCTTTTGTTTCTTTCTCAAACGCTTGTTGTACTGCTGCTTAATCTTTTTTACAACCCCGGAGCGAGTGAGATAGACATAATACTTGCGAGCCTTAGTAAGCGCATCAAATTCGTCTCCTCCTTTTAATGGAATTCTTTCTTTTTTCATAGATGATAAATAAGGGATCTCAACTGCTCTCTTCGAATGCAGTTGAAACGATCCACTTCAGTTAAAAAATTTGTAAGGCAGTAGTTGGGATAGACTACTCCTCTCGGAAAGTAGCCATCCACGGCAGGTACGGCTTCGCAGCCTATGAACGTGATTCCAAGTAGACTAGCCAAAGTGCCATAGCGCACATAGTTCCAAACAGGCCTACCATAATCAAAAACAGTTTTACTTCTAAAGGCATAGTTATTCTCTCCAACCATCATATATTTCCAAAATTGTAGGTTCACCGTCGTATTCATGTATTATGACTGAATACCCCGACTCTCTAACAAAGTTCATGAACTCCATCAAAGTATTCAGTTCGACTTCTTTTTCTTCGTCATCGAAGCAATCGCTTGTGTAGTTTACTCGAAATTTCATTTAGCAGTCCGGGTCAAAGTCCATCCATTCGTCGTATTCAGAAGGTTCGTAGTAATCATCTTCTGGTTCGTAGTAGTATTCTTCGTCCAGAATCTCATTCGTCGTAAGTTTCTTCGAGGTAGACTTTTCCTTCTTTGTCTGTTCGATACGATGCCCATAGGGCGAATCCTTCTCGAAAAGTATCTTGTGCGCTCTTGTTTTCATAGTATTTCCTTTCTAGTTCCGGATGTAACCATCGTTGTTCAAATTTTCCAGGCTTTTTCATCGGTACATACTTAGGCATCTTTCAGTACTCCACTTTCCCAGTTCTCAGCCATTGAGATCGCATAGTGTTCACTCTTACCTGGAAGCAACTTACGTTTGTAAAGTTTACCATCGATGTAAAAATCAACTGCATAGACTTGCTTACTTCCGTAAGTGAGTTCATTTCTATCAACATAATGTGTGCTTTGTACTGTTGCGATTTTCTTAGACATCTGCGGGTATCCATTTGCTGAAGTTAGGCTCAGAAAAGTTACTACCTTTCATTACTTTACCGAACTCATCTTTGACGGCTTTGCCATCTACGAGTTTTGACATGTTGCTTCGTTGTACTTCTTCGAAGCAGGCATCCAGGTCAATACCGAATGAGTGTCCCATTCCGTAGACTACATACAGAATATCTGCAAGTGCGTCTGCGACCTCTACCATGTCTCGATTATCTACTGCCCAGATTAGCTCCTCGAATTCTTCTTCTATCAGATTCAGTCGAAGATCCATTGTATCCTGGTCAGGAAAGGCGGGTGTGGTCTTTACTTCTTGATCGCAAGCAATCATAAACTCGCGAACAGCTTCAAAATTTGTTGGCTTTAATTTCATCGTCCTTCTGTCTCTTTCTTTCTCTTAATTTTGCGGATTGTCTAGCTTTGTGTCGTTTGACAGAAGGTTTCTCATACTCCTGTCTACTTCGGTACTCGTAGAGTATCCCCGCGTCTGTAACGCTACGCTTGAATACTTTCAGAGCAGCTTCTACGTTATTGTTTCTTACTGTAACTCTTGGCAAGTTTGCATCTCCTTTCCAGCTCGTCCGTTATCTTGGACTTCAACTTGGGCGGGGTATTTGCAGCCAGCAGAGTATCCTGCAAGGTTTGCAAGGAAGCAGACTTCATGTAAGTATGCTTTGTAGAAACTAATCCAGTCGCACGGTCTCTCACTTTCTCACTCTTCTTCAGCTTTACGCCCATCTTTCACTCCTATAAGTTCTAAAACTTGATCTTCTGTCCATCCTGAAGCTGCAATCACATCGTACATATAATCAGGCAGCTCACCGTATTTTTCATAAAATTCTTTTTCACACGAGTAAGTTTCCAAATGTCCACCCCCTCTTTCTCAAATAAGATACTTGTTTATAAATTTGATTTGGATTTCTATCAGGCAGCTTCGCCTGTAAGTCTGCAAGCGAAATCTTTCCGTAGTAGTCCTTCAAAATTTGTCTTTCTTTATCTGTCCATGTTTTTCGCATAATGTACATTATAAGGGAATACAGCTAAAATGTCAAGAATTATTTTTGCAAAACTTTTATTTAACCATCTAAAAACAAATCTTGACATTTTAGTAGAAATCCTGTACAATATATTCTAAACTAATGTTACAGCTAAATTTTAGGAGTTGTGAATGGACGGACTTACGGTTATATTCTTATTCTGCGTCTTTGGATGCGGAGCTACCTCTTGGTACTATGGCAGAAAATCTGGTATTGAAGCTACGCTTGAGTACCTTGCCGAAGAGGGGTACATCGAAATTGAGGACTAGAGCTTTACAGATGAGAGTTCAAAGAAATAATGCAGTTTCAAACAATATGATTCGTATGAGAAAAGAAATTCCAACTCGAAAATGTATTGAATGTGGTCGAGTATTTAAGTTGTATCTCGATCATCCGAATGTGCTTCATTGCAGCAAGGAGTGCATCGAAAATAACGCTGCAAAACTAGAAAGTAAGTAGAAACGCCGAAAGGGTTTCAAGAGCGTACCGAAAGGGCGCAAGGAGTAAAAAATGACTAGATTGTCTATGGCAGACTTTAATAAATTTTTTGTTGGGTTTGACCGCTTAGAAAATGACTTCTCTGCGAGTACAATAGATGGAGGTTATCCTCGTTATAACATCGTAAAGGTAGGCGAAACCGGGTATCGTGTTGAGCTTGCAATACCTGGATGGCATAAAGAGGATGTTGAGATCTCGCTACATAAAAACGTACTCAGCGTGAAAGGCACTACAAAGCAGACAGAAAGTTCAGATGAGGAATACCTTTACAAAGGATTGAGTGGTAAATGTTTTAGCCGTCAGTTCAAAGTAGGGGATTATATTAAATTAGAAAAAGCCTATATGGATCGTGGATTGCTTTGTATTTCCTTGCAACAAGAATTACCTGAAGAGGAACGTCCCGTAACCATTAGTATTGACTAGGAGAAGTCATTGAAAAGTTTAGATAGAACTCGAAAGAGAGACATCTTCGAGGCAAGCGTTATTTCGCTTGGAATTGTAGCCCTATCGCTAGGAATTCCTGCTTCGATCTTAGCTCTCTCAATATAAGCAACAGCGGGGTCAGAGGAGACTTTGACCCCATTTTCAATAGAGAAGCGTATGAAGAAATTAGCGATAGCAGCAGCAATAGCCTTGTCCACACAGGTTTCTGCAGATGAACCCACCTATACAAATGGAATTGCTAACATTATCAATAATAACTGTGTAACTTGCCACCGCCCTGGTGGTATCGGCCCAATGAGTTTTGAAACTTATGAAGAACTTCGACCCTGGGCTCCTCTCATTTCCTATAAAGTAGCTAATCGAGAAATGCCGCCATATGCTTACGATCAGCATATTGGCATACAAGATCTCGAAGGTGATTGGCGACTCAAACAGGAAGATATCGATTCAGTCGTAGCATGGGTCAATGCGGGGTCTCCATATGGAGAAGCTGACATTGTTCCTCAAATGCCTGAAATGCCAGACCCAAATGACTGGCGTTTTGCAGCTATGTTTGGAGAACCAGATTTAATTGTTCCTTCTCAAGCGTATGACATTCCTGCAAATGGAAATGATTTGTGGAGTAAGGAATTCGTAGACCCAGGTTTGACAGAAAGTAGATGTATCAAAGCTGTCCAAGTAAAGCCTCGGGGAGATGCAGCAGCAGTAGTGCATCATGCTAACTCTGACGTATATATGTACGACGAAGAAGGTGAGTTAGTACCATATGGACAGCTAACCGAGTACGCAATGGGTAAGTGGGGCGAAGTAATGCCGGAAGGTGTATGCCGTACAATGCCTGCAAACTCCTTAGTACGATGGGACATTCATATGTTTCCGGGTGGAGTTGGAGCAACAGCTGAAGGTGAGATGATTGAAGATAACGTAGTAGAGATCGGCCTTTGGTTTCATGAAGAAGGATACGAAGAGAATACTTATAATCAAGACCTTCGTTTGTATCCTCTACGAGAAGGCTATGAGAATGGGCATTTGATTATTCCACCTCATGGTTATGCAATGACTCAAGGGTTTCATTCTTTTGACCATCCTGTGAGAGTAGACAGTTTTCAACCTCACGGACATTTACGAATGAATGCTGCAAGTCTAGAGATATTCTATCCTGATACTGGACGTACAGAACAGATCAGTCAGATATCTAATTGGAGTGCAACATGGCATCACAGTCACATATATGCAGAAGATGTGGCTCCACTTGTGCCTGCAGCAGCTGTACTTGTAATAAAGCAGTGGTATGACAATACTGCTGACAATCCAAATAATCCTGATCCAGACCAATGGGTGTATGGCGGTAGTCGAACGGGTGACGAGATGTCTCACGCGTGGATAGCTATTACTCATTTAGACGATGAAGGATATGACGCAATACTGGAGGAAAGACGTGAAAAAATTATTGGCGACGACTAGTCTAGTTTTTGCTCTACCAGCAGTTGCTCAAGACTATGCGACTGATGTAGCTCCGATTTTAATTGAGCAATGTCAGATGTGCCACAGGGAAGGTGGCATCGCACCCTGGGCTATGAGCAACTATCAGGTTGTACAAGGGTTTGCTCCTATTATGAGAGAAGCTATTGTAAACCGAGAAATGCCACCCGGACAGATCAATCCAAAGTACCGCGATACTATTATTAATCATCGAACTCTTAGTGATGATGAAATGAATACATTGGTATCTTGGATCGATGCGGGTGCACCTGTCACAGGAGATAGAGATCCTCTGACAGAAACTACATATTCAACCTCAGAATGGGTACATGGAGAGCCTGATATGATTATCGAAGTGCCTCCTCAAGAGATTCCGGCAGTGGGAACGCTTGGCCCTAATGCAATTCCCTATCGTTACACAAGTGTAGACTTGGGATTGACAGAAGATAAATGGCTACGGGGTTCAGAATTTTTACCTTCTGAGCCAACTGTCATGCATCATATGTTGAATACTGTTTCTTTGCCGGGTGAACGTAATATGAATCTACTTGGTGTATCAGGTGAAGGGCAAGGAAACATGGACTATGCACAAATTAGTGCATATGTTCCAGGCGGTACTCCTGACTTCTATGATGAAAATACTGGTGGATTGTTACGTGCAGGTTCAGTTGTAAATCTACAACTGCACTACACTCCTGATGGTACTGCAAGAACAGATGAAGCACGAATTGGACTATACTTTCATGATGAAGGAGTAGTACCAGAGGAAAGAATGGCAGGTGACTGTGCCTGTATCTTCCCAGATACATGGACAAACATTCCTCCCTACGATCCAAACTTCGTACAGGAAGCTGAGATTGTTTTAAAAAATGATATAATGCTGCATACTTTCTTACCTCATATGCATTTTCGTGGTAAGAGTATGAAAGCAACAGCGTACTATGAAGATGGCACTTGGGAAGAGTTGATAGATATTCCACGCTATGAGTATGCTTGGCAGTTATCATATACATGGAAAGAGCCGAAGTATATACCTGCTGGTACAATACTTCATGTAGAAGGAGCTTTTGATAACTCAGCAGAGAATCCAATGAATCCAGACCCAAGCAGAAGTGTGCCGTGGGGACAGATGTCAGAGGATGAAATGTTTTTTGGTGCTTTTACTTGGAAAAACATCTAAGTGTACGGCGGTATCCCACTTTTTGTAGTGTTTTGTCTCATACTTATAGTGTGCGATACCGCCATTCATGTAATGATACAAATGTACTTTGAAGGCCACGAAGCCTTCTCAGACACAGAGTCGTTAGACTTTGGAAGTTAGAATATGATAGGAAGTATAATTAGCTCTGTAGCGGGGTTAGGACAGACTTGGCTAGAAGGCAAGAATGCGAAGATGAAAGCAAAGTCTGAAGCCGAAGCTCAAGTCATGGTAACAGCAGCACAAAGCAAGGCAGACTGGGAGTCTATTATGGCTTCTAACTCTGGCTCATCTTGGAAAGATGAATGGCTTACACTGTTGTTTAGTATCCCGATGATACTATGTTTCTTTCCTCAAACAGTAGATTACGTTCATGCAGGATTTCAAGCACTAGAAGAGATGCCAGCCTGGTATCAGTATACACTCTCAGTAATTGTAGCAGCTTCTTTTGGTGTTCGTGCAGCAGTAGGATTTATGGGTAAAAAATGAATTTTGATATAAAAAGAGTAAGAGAGCAACTTTACATAGATGAAGGAATAGAACACTCCATTTATCTTGACCATCTTGGATATCCTACCTTTGGTGTAGGGCATTTAATCACAAAAACAGATCCGGAATACGGAGAGCCAGTAGGAACTCCTGTATCCCGACTAAGAATAGATGCAGCTTTTGATCAGGATCTTGAAACAATGATCTCTGAATGCTATCATCTATACGGTGCTGGTGTATTCCATCATCTGCCTGGAGAGGTTCAAGAGATTCTTATTAACATGATGTTCAATCTTGGAAGGCCTCGTCTTGCTAAGTTTGTAAAGTTTAACCAAGCAATCTATGAACAGAACTGGAAAGAAGCAGCAAAAGAAGGAAGAGACTCTCGTTGGTACAATCAAGTAACTAATCGAGCAGAAAGACTCATGTCACGATTAGAAGCTTTGGAAGCGGAAGAAGATATTCCTGAAACATTAAAAGAAGTGATAAAACAACAGAAAGACAGGAGCCATAATCAGTGAAACCAAAAAGAGAAGATATGATTCAAGCAGCAAAAATGCATTTCCAGGCTCATATCGAAAAACACAGAATAAATGTAGAAACATATCTACACTACAGAGTGGGTGTTGCAGAGCATCCAGACATTATGCAGAGCATAGAAGATGAACTTGCTCACATAGCAGAGTACCATGATAAATTAGAAATGTTAGAAACCTATTTTGAATAATAATCTTGACATATTTGTTGAAATCTATTAAAATACATAGTATGAAAGATTACAACCGACAACGACAAGACTATTATTCATATAGGGCTAACGTATGCAAAAACTCTACATCCTTGAAATGCGGAGCAGAAAAAACAACCTTAATGGTTGGACAGCAGGTGTCTATTCTGCAAAAGCTACAGCAAACTATGCGAAAGTGGTTGAAGAAAATAAACGGCCTTCATATAAAGGTCATATTCACACAAAAAAACTAAATGCAATCAGTAAAGATGCACTCAACCATTGGCCACATAGTTTATGAATTTATTCGTACTAGACACTAATCTTGACAAGTGTGCTGAATATCATGTAGACAAGCACATTGTAAAAATGCCTCTAGAAGTTGCTCAGATACTTTGCACCTGTATCTGGGTAGACGTACATCTAGGGTTTATACCTCGTGCACTCACAAAGCCTGAATCAGCAAAGCTAAATGAGATGAAGAAAGAAATCAAACATCTTAAACCTGAGGAAAGGCCTCTAACCCCCTACCTTCCTATGATGTACAATCATCCATGTACAATATGGGCAAGGTCTTCGTTGGATAACTTTGAATGGACTCATTGTTATGGCAATGCTCTCAATGACGAGTATCGTTATCGTTATGGTAAAGAGCACAAATCCATTGCAGAAGTAGTAAATAAATTACCTCTTCCTACTAATATGGAGAGACTCGGTCTCACGCCTTTTGCAATGGCAATGCCAGATATATTGAAAAACGAAGAGGATCCTATTGAAGCATATAGGGATTACTACCATTTGGATAAGGCTACTTTTGCAACTTGGTCATACAGACCAAAGCCACCCTGGTGGAATGAAGATTATGCAGATTATGACAAAAGAATCACAGCTAAAGGATGAAATAAGAACTTTGACAGGACAACTTTACGCCTCGTATGGCAATATAAAAAGACTGGTAGAAGAAAATAAGCGTCTTACAGAGGAACTGAGAGACCTTAAATTCACCACTGCTAAAGAGTATATGGAAGAAGTAAATGAAAAGTTTGAAAAGACTCTTAAAAGTTTAGATGATGAAGAGCAGGAAGTCACCATGTCAGACTTAGAACATTTGAGAGACCCATAATGAAAGGAAAAAAATTCGACTCAGAAAAACCAGAGATGTATTTGCTTCCTCCGAAAGCCACATTAGAAGTAGGAGAAGTTCTTAGCTACGGAGCAAAGAAGTATAGCCCGGATAACTGGAAAAAAGTGGCGGGGTTGGAGCAAAGATACACAAGTGCAGCACTGAGACATATTCTTGCTGCTATGTCTGGAGAAGAACTAGACGAAGAAACCGGGCTCTCTCACGAAGCCCATGCAATTTGTTGTTTACTTTTTATATTGGAGAATAGACTTGAAACGCGGAATCAAAAAGAAAGACCACGAGAACCTGTCGGACGCGAACATCCAACGAGTAATCGAGGCCTTGGAGTCCCCTTCACAGGGGCCGATTACGAAGCGTACCGCTTGCGAAATGCTCAATATAAGCTACAACACAACTAGACTTGCAAATATAATTCAAGAGTATAAAGATCGTAAAGAGTTTATACAAAAACGAAAAGCACAGAACAGAGGAAAGCCTGCGACAAACTATGAGATTGCAGAGGCAGTCACAAGCTACTTGCATGGCACTCCTATTTCTGAGATAGCTTCTTCATTGTTTAGAAGTCCTAGCTTCATAAAAACTTTGCTAGAAAAGATAGGAGTTCCCGATAGAGGAACAAAAGAAGAGCAGGCACGAGTAGCGTATCTACCAGACAATGCAGTGTCAGACACATTTGAAGAAGGTGAGATCGTTTGGTCTGCTCAGTACCACAAAACCGCTGTAGTAAGGAAAGAATACACTATTGACCATCAGAACTCTTTGAAGGGTGTAAGTACAAAAGATTACGAAAATGAATACGGCTCTAAACTTTATAGTATTTACATTGTGGAAGATGGAGACTGGTCAGATAGTTTCTTTCCAGGTGTTACATCAGGTGGGTTTTTTGCTTATTCACTTGCCTACGATTTGGGCAAGCTAGAACACCTAAAACAGTATGGAGTTGACTTATCAAGATTGTAAAAAATAATTCTTGACAATAATGTTAAAAACCTCATATAATATATTTTCAAACTTACTGAAAAGAAGGAATATTTTTCATGGCATGGGACGAAGAAAAAAGACTGGCCGCCATTGAAGCCTATCAGGATGGTAACCCTACTCCTGAGAATTCGATGGAACTCGTTAAAGAGATTGCAGAAGATCTGGAAGAAAGCCCCAACGGGGTTCGTATGATTCTAACTAAAGCGAATGTATACGTTAAAAAATCTCCTGCTGCTGCAGCCTCATCCTCTTCAGGATCATCAGGTGGTACTAGGGTTTCTAAGCAAGCAGCTTGCGATGCTTTGATTGCTGCTCTGACTGATGCTGGTCAAGAGGTTGACGAGGATATTATCAGTAAACTGACTGGTAAAGCCGCGCAGTATTTTACCGGAGTAATCAACTCAGTAAATAACTAATAGGAGGCTAAAAGCACCGAGGAGTTTCGGCTTCTCGGTGTTTTCTTACATTCATAGGTTTCACCTTCAAGCTCAGTAGTTGCAAAAAAGTTTGCTTAACCTGGTATTAAGGAGAAACAGTGAAAAAGGAAGAGCTAAAGGCTGTAGTCAGAAATTATGGCGACGCCATCATTACCTATAGGAGTGAAAACTCTAAGAAGCTAAAGTACAATGTCTGTACATTAGACTTTACTACGGAGTACATTCAAAATAAGAAAAGTCGAACAAAAGAAAACGACTCTACAGTTTTATTCTTTTGCTGGGACACGGACTCTTATCGACTCCTAAAACCTAAGAATGTGACCAGTGTAGTACCACTATCCTCAGTTCTAAAGAACCAGAGGTAGCTATGGAATTACATGAAGCCCCCGAGGTCTATGAACGAGTCATACACTATGATTCTGAAAAAGGCCATCAAGTACGCCTCACAATAAGCACCTTCCGAGGTGTAGAATACCTGGGACTACGAAAATACTATTTAGACTTTGAAGAAGAGTGGAAGCCTTCGAAAGAAGGAATTTCTATGGCAATAGACTTTTCAAATACTCGAGAACTTTTTATAGGGCTAACAGAGATACTTTCTCTTGCAGAATCTAAAGAAGTAATAGAAGAACATTTCGCAGATTTAATCCAGGATATCTACAAATAATTCTTGACATTTTACCTGAAATTTAGTATACTATTCTTTACAGTTTTACAGAGGTAAAAAATGCAAACTTTCTTAGACTATGCTGCTCAAAAATATTTTGAGGGCGATCCTATTCTTTCTGATGAAGAGTGGGATAGACTAGCAGATAAGTATGATTATGTAGAAGTAGGATTTCCTACAAACAAAGGAATACCTCACCTCTACAGAATGTATTCTCTTCAAAAATGCTTCAATCTCATGAAGCCTCCCTTTCCTTTAGATGAGGTGTGCCTGAGTCCAAAACTCGATGGTGCAGCTGTGTCTTTGCTGTATGAAAATGGAGTTCTAAGACTCGCACTCACCAGAGGAGACGGAATTAAAGGACAAGACATCACGGATAAGATGCAGTTCTTAGTTCCTACAAAAGTCAATGTAACTTGGCCTCTGCAAATCACTGGAGAAGTAGTTGCTCCTTCAAGCATACCCAATGCTCGTAACTATGCAGCGGGTGCATTGAATCTCAAGTCTACGGAGGATTTTTCTTTCCGGGACTTGTATTTCTTTGCCTATGAAATGCAGCCATATAAATTGCCTACTTACGATGCTGCTATGGCCATGCTTGGCAGCCTGGGCTTCAGAACAGCTTATCTTGACGATTGCTCTAAGTTTCCAACTGACGGAACTGTGTATCGAATAAACTCCTACGAGAAGTTTGAAAGTATGGGATACACAGCTCATCACCCAAAAGGTGCTTTTGCGTTGAAAACTCAGAAGCAGGGAGAGATAACTACTCTGGTTGATGTAGAGTGGCAAGTAGGTAAAAGCGGGGTCGTAAGCCCTGTAGCAATTCTAGATCCTGTAGATATTGAAGGAGCTACTGTTTCTCGTGCAACTCTACACAATATAAACTACATACGAAGTCTTGACCTGAAACTTGGATGTCAAGTTGAAGTAATAAGGTCTGGTGACATTATCCCAAGAATCGTTAGACGCGTTGACCTTTAAAAAAATAAATCTTGACTTTTTATGTAAAGTCCCCTATAATATATACTTAAATTCAGAGGAAGAAACTTAGTGCAAAATATAGTATTTCCAAGTGCTTGCCCGTCTTGCGGCGTAGTGCTACAGTTGAGAAATGATATACTTTATTGCACTAACTCGTCTTGTGGTGAGCGCAGCCTGAAGCAGATAGAGAATTTTGCAAAAACTCTCAAGATCAAAGGTCTCGGCGCATCCACCATTAAAAAACTAGAGCTTCACAGTATTTGTGATATTTATTCTCTTTCTGAGGATGAAATTATCGAGGCTCTCTCGTCTGAAAAATTAGGTAAGAAGTTATTCGTAGAGATAGAGAACTCTAAGTCTTTGTCCTTGAACGACATTTTACCTGGCTTTAGCATACCTCTCATCGGAAGGACAGCTACAGAAAAATTATCAAAAACTCATAAAACTATATTTGATATAACTGATTTTTCTTGTAGGGAAGCCGGACTAGGAGAAAAAGCTACAGCCAACCTTATTAGCTGGATGGAAGAATGTTTAGATTATTTCTGCACAACACTTCCTTTTGATTGGACTTTCAAAACTTCTGTAATGCAAAAACTCAAAGGAATTGTGTGCATTACTGGTAAGTTATCTAGCTATAAAACCAAAGCCGAAGCTGCAAAGGAATTGGAAAGCCGAGGCTTTGCTGTAAAATCAACTTTAACAAAGGATGTTACTATCTTAGTCAATGAGAGTGGACAGGAGTCCGCTAAGACTAAGCAGGCCAGGGATAGAGGCTTAACAGTAATTGACAACTTATTAAATTTTTTGGAGAATTAGTATGGCAGTCCCTAAGTGGAATGACGAACGTACAGCAGCTCTTACTACTTTCGTAGGCGATGAGAGCCCTGTATCCCAAGCAACTGTTGCAGGCGCAGCAGAGAACTTGGAAACCTCAGCCCGTTCAGTTTCTAGCAAACTGCGTAAAATGGGCTATGAAGTAGAGCTTGCTTCTACATCTTCTAGCAAGGCTTTCACAGCCGAGCAGGAGTCTACTCTTGCTACTTTTGTCAATGACAACAGTGGTAACTACACCTATGCTGAGATTGCTCAGTATTTTGAAAATGGAACTTTCACAGCGAAGCAGATTCAGGGCAAGATTCTTTCTATGGAACTTACCTCTCATGTGAAGCCTGCTCCTGTTCGTGAGACTGTAAAAACTTACACTGACGAAGAAGAAGCTCAATTCATTCAGCTTGTTCAGAATGGTTCTTATGTAGAAGATATTGCAGAAGCAATGGGTCGATCTGTAAATTCTGTTCGAGGCAAGGCTCTCAGCCTTCTTCGTGCCGGTTCTATCGATGCTATTCCTGTACAAGCTACTACTAAAGGCAGCGCGAAAGCAGATCCTCTGGCAGAGATCGATGACACTTCTACTCTTACTGTAGAAGAGATCGCTACTGCTATTGGCAAAACTGTTCGTGGTGTTAAAACTATGCTTACTCGTCGTGGTCTGGTCGCATCAGATTATGACGGCGCTGCTCGCAAAGAGAAAGCTGCACAGTAAGTTAGTTCTTTGAAGCGGGGGATCTTCCCCCGCTTTTTATCGTTCGGGAGAAATGTGATTGAATCTAGCTAGTGCTTTTTTACAGCAGGTACTCAAGTGTCAGGACTCTGATACTTGGAGTCTTGTGCGTAAAAATTATCTGCCTAAAGAGTATCATACTCTTTTTGATGCAGTGACCAAGCACTCTGAGAAGTTTCATACGCTTCCCACTTTTGACGATCTTCATGCTGCTGTAAGAGACAGTAGTACACAAGAAAAGGTGTACGCTGTTCAGAATGGACAGGAAGTTGATTCTGATGCTTTTACACTATTACAGTATCTAAAGAATGAATACGCTCAAAAGGAGATTCTCACATCTCTCGACAAATATGTAGACTCATCAGTAGCATTTCTTGATGCCGAAGAGTCTATAAATGAGCTTCACCAGATTGTTTTGGATGTTGAAGAGAAAGTAGACATCCAAAGCCCTGAAGAGAGTATGCAAAGTATTCCTTTGTGGGAATCTGATGAAGATCTCGAGAGGTACGTTGCACTTGGTTTGAACGACAAGTATGATGGCGAGATTCGTTTCTCTCCCAGAGATTTGATTCTTGTCGGTGGTCGTCGTGGTGCAGGTAAGTCTATTACTTGTGCTAATATTGCAAACCGAGTCGTTGCCTCCGGAAAGTCTGCTATCTATTTCACTATCGAGATGGATAGCAGATCCATTCTGCAACGCTGTTGTTCAATCGCTACGGGAATACCATTCTCCAGGCTAAAGATGAAGAACTTAAATGTTGTTGAATGGCAAAAGGTTGCTTCATGGTGGGCTGATCGTTATGTAGACGGTCAGAACCGCTTGAAAGAATATGATGATCACAGGGACTTTGATAAGTTGCATCACACACTTAAGACTAGCCACGAGCTTCTCCCGACTCAACAGCTAGACGTTGTGTATGATGCGTCTTTGACCTTACCAAAGATCAGAGCTACTTTGGACAAACAAGTACAAAGGATAGCACCTGGAATTATCATCGTAGATTACATAAATCAAGTAAAGCGTTCTTCTGCTCCCTCTCGTGCAGGTCAGTATGATTGGACAGAGCAGATAGAAGTAAGCAAAGCACTCAAGTCGATGGCTCAGGAGTATGAAGTTCCTGTATTCTCTCCTTATCAGACGGATGCGACCGGAGAAGCCCGATTTGCCAAAGGCATACTCGATGCAGCGGATGCCGCGTATGCTCTTGAGACTTGGGATCAAGAAGATCAGTGTGTTACTTTTAACTGTGTAAAAATGCGATCAGCCGCCATGAAGTCCTTTACCTCCACAATGAACTGGGAAACTCTACAGATAGGCCCAGAAACCGCACTGTCCCCTAAAGAAAAAGAAGATGCGGACGTAAAAAGCGAAGAGAATATAGACGACATCTAAAAATATTTCTTGACACTTCTGTTATTTTTTAGTATAATATACTATTCAATAACAGGAGTAGTCATGTTAGTTTATACAAATACCGCTTACAGACCCCTCTCTCGTAATCGTAAAAAACTGCCAAAAAAGCCTCGCAGAGCCAAGCCTGTGTGGAAGCCTTATGTTCCTAGTAGTAAGGTCTTTCGCCCGGATACTCCCGACTATCCATCACGCACTAGTCTGGTTGGTAGTTGTGAGAAAGCAAATGACGATTACAAAAAAGAAATATCCAAGAAGTACCCAGTAGCTCCTGCGTACAACAAAGGAGCCTATCAAGTTATTTCAAATACAAACATTGAAGATATTGGCAAATGACAGTAGAAGAACTACTTAGTAGTAAGAAAATAACCTTTCAGCCAAAAGG